CAATATTTTCTACTACTTCATCCATACTTATAAAATCTGCTTCTGGTGTATTCATAATACCACCACCCATTCTGTAACCTATTCGACCTCCGTTAGCATTACCTTCGTAACCCTGTAGTTCTAAAATTGCATCAATCTCTGCTTGTGTATATCCATAAGCAGTCATAGAAGCTGTAACAGAATCAATGTATTGTTGATCTAATCCTCTTGCTCTCATTTCTTCTTCTATTACTCTTTGTGCTTCTGTTCTATCAAAATCTTTTTTTTGTTTTACACCTTGTGCATAAGCTAAGTCACCACTTCCTTGTGCTATTGGAGCTGTTGCAGCTTTTCCTAGTATTTCAAAATTTGCTGAAGTTGGATCTAGTTCTAATACACCACCTAAAGTATCTCTAGCAGTTCCTAGTTTATCTGCTAGGTTTGCGCTGCCTTCTAAACCAAAGTCAGCTAACTTTCTAAAAAATCCTCTGTTAGCCATTGTTTGATTTATTCCAGGCATTTGACTAATTCTATCCGCTCCTAAAGGAGCACCTTGTAGTTGAGATAAAATTCCTTCTTTAGTTGTAGGATTAAAACCACCTTTAGTAGTCATACCTCTTAATCTTGATCCTGCACTTTGAGCTGTACCAGCACCTTGAGCGCCTGCTAACAATAAAGATAAAGCATTTAATTCTCCTTCATTACCTTCTTGTGCTAGTTGTCCTACTGCATTAGCACCTGCACTTGCTAAACCTCTAGCAGCCATACTTGAAAAAATTCCTCCAGCTGGTAGTAAATAAGGCATGAACGCTGCTGCGTAAGGTAGTAAGGGTTTTAATTCATTAGGAACTATTTTGTCTAAGCCTCTTGAAATAGGTTTTGTTATTTTCTTAATTACTTTTGACATTAATATCCTTTTTTACTTATTCTATAAAACTTAAAATTTTTATCTGATCTCATCCAATTAACTTTTTTAAAATTATGTCTTAACCAATGGGTTATTTTAGCACCATTAATTTTAGAAACAACATCTATCACCCATGCATTAGGTCCACTTTTCCAAGACTCGTTAGAAAAGTCTCCTGTTTTTTTAAACTCTTGTTCTGAGACATTATCTAGATATGCCCAATTTGCAAAAGATACCACTTTGTTGTTCTCCTTAATAATTTTATATTGATTCAACTTAATAGAAGGAAGTATGTGATAGTATAAGTCTTCTCGAGTATACTCTTTATTCCTATCAAACTCTTTATACAAGGATATGATTTGGTGCATATCTTGTAGTTGGCTCTTATTAAATATGAATTCCATAGCAAGGTGGCTACTCTTGTTTATAAGCCAATACTCTTAATTTACTAGGTTTTTAACCACTAGTCAATCTAGAATATATTAACGTCAGCACCCAAAGGTATACTTTCTACAGTAATTTTTACATCTCTTCGTATGTGTTCTGATTTAGTATTACTATTTGGATCCTGTACATCTGCTAACGCTTCTTCATCAGAGTTATACTCTGCTCCTGTTTCCGTGTTAGTTAATGTTACCTCACATTCAGGTGTAATTATTGGTGTTTTTTTACCATCAATTACTTCATACCTAACTGAAGCTTTTGTTTCTATAAACGACATTATCTGTCCTCCCTATTAATTTCTAATATAGATGATATTACAAACAGTTCATTAGCATCTCCTGCTTGAACTTTCAAGACTTCACTTTCTTGCATAATTAAAGGTTCATCTAATATCTGAACTGTTGCTAATGCAGCAATAGGTTTTGTTTTAGCAATATTAAAAATTGCTCCTGCAGCATTTACTAGATTAATAGTAATATTAGTTCCACTGTTAGCATCTTCTGTTACTAGAATAGATTTTACAATTGCTCTAGAATTAGAAGGCACAGAATATAAAACTGTTAAGTCAGTTGTAGTTAAATCTACTTTTGCATTTTTATAAATATTTGCCATTAACCTAATCCATACCAAGTATATCGTTCTTGGTCTTCTTTTAATTGTGTTAAATAAGTTGAGTTTAATTGTTCTATGACCGTAGCTATAGCTCTATTAATTTGTCTTTGATTATCTTCTGTATATTCTCTTTTAGGTTCTGGTAATCTTACTACTATTTTTGTCATTATCTTTTTCCATCTGGTTGTATATCTACTTGAAAAGTTCCAAATCTCCAAGACTCACCGGCTGCTGTATTTTCTATTTTTAAATTTGCATATCTTCCTCTAGCACGTGTATCTATTTTTGTTGTAGAGGAATTAACTATAAAAGGACTTAAAGGTGAATTAGTTTCTTCACTTGCAGGATAATCTTTAATTCCTACTGTAATATTATTATTACCTGTTAACACTTTAAAGTTAGGTAAAAATCTTCTCATAGCTAAAAATACTTCACTCTGATCTGCTTGTAAAGAAAAACTAAATGATTGAATAAAAGATGTTAAAGCTGTAGTAGTTCCATCTGGATTAATTTGATCGGTCCCCGTTTCGTGTTCAAAAAATACACTTTGACCTAATCCATCTTCACCAATAACAGTTGGAAAAGTACCTGTCTGGTCACTATTAAAAGCTGTAGCATAAGGTTTAGGATAAATTAAAGAATCAATCCAAGCAGTTCTTATAGAGTTTTCATTAACTCCTGTATACCAATTACCCATAGGAACTTGTTGTGATTCTCCATAATTATAAGTAACAGATCTATTATTAAAATCATTTGGTAGAGTTGGGTACCACCAAGTTACTTCTGTAAATAGATTATTAATACCTGCATTAATTTGTTGACCTTTAGTAGTTGCACAATCATCGTAAACATAATCTTCTACACTACAAGGTAATGAGTTTACTGTACCATCAAATGCAAAAAAACCATTGTTAGACATCCAATATGCAACACCATCAATTTCAATAGCTGCATTCATTCCAATCAATCCGCAGTTAGTGCCAACTTGTTCAAAGCCAAATGTAAAAGGTGCTCCTACAAATTTCATAGTGTACAAAGCGTTATCAGTCCATACTAGAATATTTTCTTTTGCAACCAAAGCTCCCATAATTTTTGTACCATCTTGCAGTCTTTGCGAACCGGCTGAGTTAGTTGCCTCAATATCATATTCATTAATAGACTCTGCATCAGAAAAACGAATAAACATATCATCTTGTGTACTAGCATCGCCAATAGTTGTTTCAGTTCCAAAATGAATTAAGTGTCTTGTTGTTGGTGAAATTAAAGTTTGTCTTGTTGCAGTAGGATTTCCAACTCCTGTTGCAATAGCTGTTTCAAATCCTGATGTTATTGTAGATGCTCTTGTTGTTGCACCTATGGTTGTAGATAAAGTAGCTGTGGCAGAATTAAAAGTAAAAGTTTTTCCGTTAAAAACAGTTGCAACTAATACCTGACCAAAATTATTTAAAGACCATAACCCAGGTTCTAAAGTAACAGTTGATGCCTCTACTGCGTCTCCCCAGCCTGTAAAATCTGTTGCATTAGTAACTACTGCAGAGTTATTGTGAGCTGCTTCTGTTGTACCTAAGGCTCCTCTTGTTGCGCCTGTAAAAGTATTTGTGCCTTTACCTGTGTATGTAATTAATTCTGTNCCTATAGCTAAAGTACCANCTGTTGGAAAACCTGTGTTAGATGTAACTGGAATTATATTTACACTATCATTTATTCCTGAAGATAAAGTGTTAGTTAATGCACCTGCAACAGTTCCACCAAATTGTCCAATACCAAATCCATAACCATATGATTGTGCAGCAGGACCTATTCTTTGATAAGGTTGAACAGTTAATGATCCACCTGTTGATATTGCACCAGTTGCTTGATTTAAAGAATTAATAGTAAAAGTAGTTGTAGTAGGAACAGATAATACTTGAAATAATTTATCTTCAAAATCAGAAGCTGATAAACCAGTACCACTGGGTAGTGTTACTGCATCTAAAACAACCATGTCTCCTTCTATTAAATCGTGATTAGATGTAGTTGTAATAGTACATTGTTTGTTAGAAGTACTATTAGTTGCTAGTGTAGATGAAGTAAAAGTTGTTTGAACTCCTGCGTTATTACTACGAAAAGGAGTTATATCAAAAAGTTGTCCTTCAAAATATAAAAGTAAAAATTTATCTGTACCTATTGCTGTGTATCTATTTCCCTCTAAATCAACAAATGAATGTAATTTTCTTGCAACACCTACAATACTTTCATTAAGTAAAGATTGCCAACCACCTACTTTTTCAGGAAGACCATATCTAAATCTTACATTATCAGATTCTACCCAACGACCAACAGCACCAACACTAGTGTCTTGTTTGTCAATCCCTGGAGCAAATTTAACTTGTTGAAGAGCCATATTGTGCGCTCCTTACGCTGTGTTTGTTTTAAAAGACCAGCCTCTTGTAGAATCTATATATACTAAAGTTACTGCTTGACCATAGTTGATAATGATAAATTATTTGTACCAGAATTAATTGGTTGACCATTTCTTTCAACAGTAACTGCATTAGATCCAAAAGTTCCTCTTGCATCTATTATAACAATTTCATTACCGACAACAGGTGAAGCAGGTAAAGTAATTGTTACTGCTGTTTGAGTTGTGTTTATTAAAAGTTGATCACCTGCAACTGCTGTGTATGCAGTAATTGTTGAAGATGTAATTGTAAAATATGATTGTTCTGTTATTGCTTTAGAAGTATCAGTTCCATCGGATTTAAGAAGCATAATAGCTCCTACAGGTACTGCAACAGGAGTTGATGATCCTGCTGTTTTAACACTTAAAGTATATTTATTAGCAGTAGTTCTATCT